CCTCAACCGTTGAGTGCTCTGAGGACCCTTGCTTTGTAGTCAGGGTCCTCAGCATATCTGCGAAGACGCGCTTCTCGCATCTTCTGCTTTGTCTCATCTGAGTGCTTTCGACCCTTCATTGCGGTACGGTGCTTTTCGATAACTTCGGGAGTTCTCCCTTTCATTGCGGCCGCTCTTCGTTTTTCAGTCGGGTACGCGGCCAGTTGCTTTGCGCGGAACTCCGGGCTTTTCCAGCGTTCTTTTGCAAGTTTGCTGGTTCTTTCTGCGTGATGAATGCGCAGCTGTTCGTACATCCGCGATGTCACGACAAAATCTCTACCTGGTATTCTCATCAGTGCCATCGACCTAAGAGCAGCCCAAGCTTGAGGGAGCCATTTCTTAGGTACGGCTTTTGTCAGGAGAAGATGCGCCACGAAATGCTGTCTAGCTGACAACCTGACCGTGTTTGATGGCTTGTCAGTTCCTCCCATGGATGCTGGGATAATGTGGTGGGTCTCCGTATAGGTTGAGCTTGTATCCGGGGTTGATACAATAGAACGATACCACCTTGCATATTTGTTAGCCTTGAGCCTCATAAAGCAACGCCTCCTGTTCGATATCATCCAAGAGAAGGTCCATCTGGGCCAGAAGAACTCTCGTGGTTGGTATGACTGCTGCTGCCCGGTGTGCGGTGATAGGAAGCAGCGATTTGGTTTTTTCCATGATGGTGTATTTACGTCTGGCTACTGCTATAACTGCGGCGCCAAGTTCAAGTATGAGGAGGGCAGCGGGAAGCTGTCAAGAAATGCCCGCCAGATTCTTGAGGCATTTGGTATTCACAGCTCGGACCTTGCAGGCATTCGCTCTCCGATCTTCAATCTCGCAAAAATCGAGGATGCCACCATTGAGCTTGAAAACCTGAAGAAGATCAAGCTCCATACACCTGAGATTGCACTTCCAGACAGGTCATATCCAATCGGGTATGATGGGTATGAGGAGCTCCAGCTGCCTCTTGCTGAGTACCTGCTCAGCCGCAAGATTGACCCACTGGAGATAAAGGCTCACTTCAGCCTTGACAAGCGCTACCTGCGTCGAGTCATCATCCCATACTTCCGCGATGGTAAAATCATCTATTGGCAGGCTCGCACGATAGATGACATCAAGCCGCGCTATCTCAACTCATACAACTCAAGAGACGCAGTCATCTATGGATTTGATGAGCTGTATCGCTGGGAAGATACACCGCTTTTCGTAACTGAGGGAGTGTTTGATGCCATCGTGCTCAAGGGGATCTGCATTCTAGGGTCGTCTCTCAACGATGCAAAGCTCGAGCTACTGAAGCGCACCCGCCGCAGGCTGATCTTTGTCATCGACCGAGATAAGACTGGAGAAGGTCTTGGCAAGATGGCGCTGGATAATGGTTGGGAAATCACCTTCGTGGACGAGCGAGCAGCTGATGCCAACAAGAGCGTCCAGCTGTTTGGGCTTCCATATACCGTCTACACGCTTCTGAAAAATGCAACCACAAAACCTGTCTTTACTGACCAGTCACAGCTTCAGCTGTCGCTTGGTGTTCTGATGGGTAAGCTAAGAGGAACTAAATGAGCAAGGAAACAGAAAAGCCGCCGCTGATGGATGAGGACGCACAGCGTCTCTATCTCAACTCAATGCTCGCGAGTCCGGATCTATTTGCGCGAGTGAATGGCATCCTACGTCCTGACTTCTTTGACCCGCAAATGGCGCGAGCCGTGAAGTTCATGCAGGACTACTTTCAAGACCACCGGGCGGTGCCATCTCCGGCAATCCTTCACGCGGCTACCAAGTACAATGCATCACTTGTGAGCCTGCAGCGTGGGGATACCGAGTTCCTGATGAAGGAGATCGCCAAGTTCTGTCGCTTCCGTGCGGTTATCATCGAGGTCCAGAAGTCCATCGCCACTGGTGGTTACCTCGAGAAGGGTGACATTGGCACGATGGTCGCCAAGCTCAAGGAAGCGACAGAGATCGACATCATCACCGAGCTGGGCATTGACTACTTCAATGATCCACTTTCACGATTGGAGGCAGATGAAACCGAGGACGAGCTCATCTCGACTGGGTGGTCTTCGGTAGATGAGCTCATCGGCGGCGGCATCGGTCGACAGGAGCTTATCACCTTCCTTGCTCCTTCAGGCGGTGGTAAGTCAGTAGGCATGCTCAACCTTGGCTACAACCTGATGGCTCGAGGACTGAACGGCGTTTACATCTCGCTCGAAATGCGGGATAAGAAGGTGGCTCGTCGTACCGACCAGATGATAGCCCGAATGGCGAGCGGCTTGATTCCAGGCAACCGCACCGTGGTGGCCACTGAGATCGAGAAGTTCCACGAGAAGACCGGCGCTAAGTTCTTCATCAAGCGGATGCGTGAAGGCACCACCAACGCGAACCACATCATCGCCTACCTTCGCGAGCTGGAGGCGCGTCACGGCTTCCGTCCCGACTGGATCATCGTCGACTACTTGGACCTGATGGAACCAGTGCGACGTGGCGCTGGTGAAAGCATGTTCCTGAAGGACAAGTACGTCTCCGAAGAGGTTCGCGCCATCGGCTTCGACTACGACTGCATCATGATCAGCGCCTCGCAGCTTGGCAAGCACGCAACCTCTGCCATTGAGGAAGGGCGACAGATGCACCAGGGCGACGTCCAAGGTGGTTCGTCTAAGACCAACACATCAGACCTGATGATTGCGCTGGTCAAGACTGAAGCGATGCACGAGGCGGGTGAGTACCGCTTCGAGTTCGTGAAGTCCCGAAACAGCGATGCCAACGGCAAGAAGATCATGATGCGCTGGAACAAGAGCAGCCTGCGCATCTCTGACCTCACTGAACCTGTGCTCGAGCTCAAGAAGAAGAGCTCTGGTATCTCACTGCCACCGCCTGGCAAGGCGAAGTCCATCGACGACCTGCTGCGAAGGGGTAGGTTGGACGATGAAGAAGGTGACCCCCAGCCGGCATAAATATCTCCGGTACCAACCACATTTCCATACCTATAGGAGAACGATATGACAGAACAAAACCGCACCCTCACTCTCGACGGCGTAACCTATGCTGTTGATCAGTTCAGCGAAGGCGTACAGCAGGCCGTAGGCATCTACAACACGATTCAGGCCCAGCTCCAGACCGAGCAGCTGGCTGTCATCAAGAGCCAAGCAGCTCTCCAGACCCTTGCCAGCCAGATCGCTGGTGCAGTTCGCAAGGAGCTGGACGAGAAGAAGGCTGCAGCTGAAGGCGAAACTGCAGCCCCATCTGAGGATGGTGCACCAGCCTAAGAAGCTGTGATCTGTTTGAAGAGGGCAGGAGGGCAACCTCCTGCCCTTCGTCATAAATAGAAGATGGAAAAGTACTGCGTCTACGTCACCTACCATGCCACCGGCAAGTTCTATGTGGGTAAAGCCCCCACTGATAGGGTGCTGCGTGGGTCTTATCAAGGATCTGGTCGCATTCTGCTTGATGCATTCAAAAAGTATCCTCGAAATGAATGGATTACTGAAGTAGTTCAAACTTTCCCTACAGAGATAGAGGCCTATGCAGCTGAAGCATCTTGGGTTGATGATAATCTCCTTCAAGATCCATATTGTCTGAATATCAACCGTGGTGGTAAAGGTGGGTGTCGAAGGAAGCAGTCAGTTGAGGAGCGACGACGGCGCGGTGCTTCTATCAGCATGGCTATTTCATCGCAGGAACATCGGGAAAAGATGTCAAAGGTATCGAAACTTGCCAGCGCACGACCTGAAGTGCAAGCGGTACGGAGCGCCCACATAAAACGTCTCTGGGATGAGCATAGGGAAATGATGCTTAAGGCACGTGAAAACAGCTATGGTGAAGCATGGCGGCAAAAGCTGTCAGCTAAAGCAAAAACCTCGCGCCGCGCGCCTTTTAGGGTTGAAGTAAACGGCATCATCTATGAGCGGCAAATTGACGCGGCGCGCGCATTGGGATTGCATCCCTATCAACTGCGAAAGTTGCCATCATTCAGGGAGATTGAATAATGGCGATCGTTCACCTTGAGGACCTCGATCTTCAGGCGTTCATTGACGCCGTTACCAACATTGCCAAGATGCAGGCGACAGAGAAGCTTGACGGTGCTCAGCTTTGGTTCGGACTGGACCAAAATGGCAAGCTCTACACCTCCCGTTCTGGCAAGAGCAAGAGCGCTGAGAACGTCTACAGCGAGAGCGACTACCCATACTACTCATCAAACAACGGTTTCCGCTCAGCACATGCTGCCCTTCAGTCGAAGGAGGAGGAGATCAAGTCAGTTCTTCGACCTGGTGATACAGTCGAGATTGAGGTGCTGTTCGGTCGTCAGCCAAACGCCGTTACCTACGGAGCAGGTGGTAAGAACTACATTGCCTTTCTCCGTGGTGTTGAAGGCACTGAGGACCTGAAGATCGACCAGCTTGCCAACCGTCTCGCAAACCAGACGGCGAAGGTCAACGTAAAGCTGGTTGAGACCGTAGACGGTGAGCACCTTCAGCTGAATGACAGCGAAGTGCTGTTTCAGTTTGTGGGCGTGCAGAAGATTGACAGCGCCAAGCTGCGTGACATCGACCTGCAGAAGCAGCTCAGCGCGCTCAAGTCCTTTCTCGAAAAGAAGGCGGCGCTTCCTGGTGCCAGCGTTACCAACTTCGAGCTGCTGACAAAGTCGCTTGGTTCCTTTGATAAGGAAATCCGCCCCGCTGCAAAGGAGCTGAAGGCAAAGACCGCTGCGAAGGTCATGACCGACTACAAGCTTCCTATCAAGAAGGAGCTGCTCGACAAGTTCGTCGGTCAGGTGAAGTCGCCGCTTGCAGCTGACGATCTCTCGCCTGAAGAGGACTTCGGCATTGAAGGCGTTGTGCTTCGGCACCCTGAGACAGGCGAGCAGATCAAGCTGGTTGACAAGGACACCTTCACAACCATCAACCAGTTCAACTACGCTGTGCGTGCTGGTGTTAGCGGGCTGGTAAGGACGACCAACAGCGACGCTCCACTTGAAAGCCGTGGTGGTATCCTCGGTGAGCTGAAGATCACGATCGCTGATCTGCTTGGCAACCGCGAGATGGCTCGCGTTCAAGGCGCCAAGAAGGCGCTTGAGGTTGTCAAGGGCAAGACGCCTGAGGACACCATTCGCAACCTGGCAAAGGAGCTGATGGGTGGTGAGGACTGGCGCGCCACGCAGCGCAAGATCCTGGCTCTCGTGAAGGCAACCAAGGAAAAGCTTGCTGGTCAGCTGAAGGACTTCAAGGCCAACAAGGACAACTTCCAGCTGAAGCTCAAGAGCGGTAAGACGATGGGCTTCAGCGCCGAGATCATTCGACGCACTCTCCTCGCCTTTGCTGAAGCGAAGCGCGACCTCGACAAGCTTGAAGAGAAGATTGGTAAGGCCAAGAACTTCGCACAGATCGTTGCCGTCCTTTACGGTAAGTTTGCGAAGGTGGTGCACCAGACAGTAGAAGAGGCTCCAGTAACTGAGGCACTTCTAACTGAAAAGCGCATCTTCACCGACAAATCACAGTATCAAGGCAAGGATGCCTGGACCCTGCTCAACATCTACTTTGCCACTGTCATGATGGCGGTCGTCATCTACAAGGCAAATGACAAGCTGGGCATTCGCTTTCTGAAGGACAAGACCCACTGCCGCCTCACAAGCTGGAACAAGGAGATGTCAGCCCTCAACTTCTGGGGCTACGTCATCTGGCGCGTTGCAACTCCTCAGGTAAAGAAGCTGATTGGTAAGAAGAATGCGGCTGACCTGTGGCGTCACGTGCGTAAGGCACCTCCTAACTGGTGGCGCTTCCTTCACATGGACCTGAGCTTTGGTCGTGACGTCCCTATTGACTGGGACGATCACCGCAAGACGCTCCGTCTTCTGCAGCACTTCCCAGCAATGAACATCGACCGTGTAAATATCCTGCTGGACGGTGTATTCAAGTATGAGCAGCTGACGCTGGATGAAAAGGTCAAGCTCCTTCCAAAGCTTCACTTCTTCGCGCAGATGTTTGTGCCGCTGTCGCCGCTGCTTACGCGTATTCGTGCAATCCAACAGAACGAGCTGGTGAATGCAAACGGAGAAAACTACCAAATGGTTTCAGAGATGAAGCTGCTGAAGTCAGTTGTCGGACTGGCAGAAGAAGATGCGGCACCTGCTGGTGGAGATGCCGCGACGGCCTCCACAGCCACAACTTCTGGTGCGGTAGCCAGCCTACCAATGGCGCTCAATGGCAAGAACGTCGTTCGAATGAAGCGTCGTAAGTGGCAATCACCGAAGTTCCCAAATCCAAACAAGGCCAAGAGCAATGAAGCTACTCAGTGAACTCGTAAACCAGGCAGACCTCAAGAGGAGCGATGGCTCTGATGCAGGTAAGAACGACCTTGATAGCAAGGGCGCCGAGGTCAAGTTTAACCTGATGCGCAACACAATCAACAGCGACGGCAAGATCACAGGATCTGACGTCGCGAACTACCTCGAGAAAGCCGCTGACCTCAATGATGAGGTCGATACCGTTCTGTACGGCCTTGAGACAGATGACGGCCAGGTAGTGAAGGTCTACGTCAACGCGGCTCAGGCTGATGCCTTCGAGCAAGAAATGAAGATCATGCTTGGCATGGAAGACGACATCGAAGAAGCCGTCAACAAGCTGGCGTCAAAGTTCGACATCGTCGACGTCATCTGGCCTAAGGACACCAGCGAAGAGGGTGAAGGCGAGGGCAGCGGTGAAGATGAGGTCAACCTCGATGATGCTGCTGACCTGGGCAACACTATGGACAGCGATGATGACGATGACGACATGGAGGTCATTGCTAGCGTAGATGATGAGGATGCAGCAGCTGCCACACCACCTGAAGATGAGGGTGCTGAGGAAGCGCCAGCTGAAGAAGAGCCTGAGCACAAGAAGAAAAAGAAGAAGGGTGACGAAGCTTCGTCTGAGGGCGAGGGTGAAGAAGAGGGCGAGGGCGAGGGTGAAGAAGAGGGCAGTGAAGAGAATGCGCCTGAGGGTGAAGAAGGTAGCGAAGAGAAGCCCAAGAAAAAGAAGCACTCTGGCGAAAAGAAGCACAGCCTTCTGAAGGACATCGGTGGTGGTCTTGCTGGCAAGAAGAAAGATGAAGTTACTGAGGGTCAAGTCGTAAAGGTCGACTTCACTAAGGGCAAGGGCGTTGACAACCCAGGCATTGAGGTACCAAAGGGTTACGACCGCTTCGAAGCAAACGGTAAGGTCATTGTGGGCTTCAAAGGTGACAAGCGCCACGTGATCTCAACTACCTCTGACCCAAAGCTTGCACAGGAGTTGGTCAAGATCTACAACGGCGGCAAGGCCTCTACCACCATCAAACCGCTGAGCATGCTGCAGGCCTTCGGTTCTCGTGAGATGGCTGCCGCTGATGAGGCTGGCATCAAGCTCACTGAGAAGCCATCCTACTGGGATGACTTCGAGGGTGATGGCTACGCAGTAAAGAACAACCTCGATGAGGTCAAGCTGAAGCGCCTTGAGAAGACCGTTGGTAAGCTCAAGACCTACTCAGGCAAGGACATCTATGGGACAGACACCAAGCCACGCGGTCCGCTGGCCAAGGTCGCCAAGATGCCCGATGAAGATATGTTCATCGTCAAGTTCGACGATGGTTCACGCTATGTTGCCGACCAGACGGGTGCAAATACATACATCCGTATGTGGCAGAAAATCAACTAAGGAGACACTCATGTCTATCGGTAAAAAGTTCCTCGAGCGCGTTCTCACTGAAGCCAAGGACGTCGACGGCTTCAAGGACAACTTCGACATCACCACCATCCCTGCAACCAGCCCAGCTCTGGCTAACCTGTCAATGCCAATGGCTCGTCAGGTAGTTCAGCTGTACCACCTGATGGGTGTTTCGCTGGAAACTCTTGAGATGCGTCCTAAGGCCGTGCGAGATGCAGCAATGACCATTGCTGATGAGCTTCGCACAAACCGTCCACTTCGCCTCGCCGCCCAGCGCCTCTTCACAGCTCTTGCCACCGCAAAGGGCTTCGCTCGCAAGGAGAAGGAAGAAGGCGTGATGGAAGCCGCTGACGTCATGAAGAACACCGTCGACGTCAACCTCATTGGTTCTCGCGTTGTCCGTCAGATAGAATCCGTTCTTGCAGCCCTCAAGCTTCCAAGCGGCGTCCTCTCTCGTGCAATGAAGCGCGACGCCCAGTCGCTGATGGACACGGCAGCCCTCATTCAGAAGGGTGCAGTTCGCTCGAAGTTCATGCTGCTCGCATCTGAACTTGGTGTCAACCTCAACGACGTCGGCTCTGAGGTTGAGGTCAAGGAAGCTGTTGACCCAATGGGTGCTGACATGTATGCCGACGCCGTCATGGCACTGGTTGCCGAGCTTGGTGTTCCTGATGAAGCCTTTGCCCGCAATGCCCGCACCGTTCTCGCAGCCAAGTTCCGCGACCTACGTGGTGAGCAGTCGGTTGGTGCGCTGCTTCCACTCGTGAAGCGCTTCACATCGCAGCTGCAGGCTGCCAAGTCACGCACCTCAAAGGGCACAGTGTGAAGCTACTGAGAGAGATCACTCAGGCTGAAGAGGCCGAAGAGAAGGTTGACGAGCCGGTGACTGACCAGGCGGTCCTACCTGAGGATGGCTGGAACGTTGGTCACCTTGCCAATCACGGCATCCTTCTCTCCACTGAGGGCTTCTCTCTCAAGCTCGACCTCGACCAGCTCAACGTGCTGTTTGACCTGGCAGAGGACGGCGAAAGCGGTGAGGTCCTCGACCACGCCGGCAAGCCAGTCTACGTCGAGGTGCTCGATGACAAGATTGTCCTGACTCGCGACAATGACGAGGTCTACCCTCACGGTGTCATCGTCGACCTGAAGACCCTCAAGGAGATGGGTATCGAGCAGCACGAAGATGCTGCCCCATCTGATGAAGCCCCTGTCGAGGGTGAAGAAGGCGATGAGCAACCTGAAGAGGATGCTGACGCCGAGGAAGTCGATGATACAATAGATCCTGATGAAGACGAAGAGTTGAAGGAAGGCGTCAGGCGCGCTTTTCGACGTCAGGGTAAGAAGATCAAGCGTGGTTTCCGCGTGACGTCTGGCTTCCGCAAAGGGCGCGTTGTTGCTAACATCAAGAACGCGTTCAAGCCACGGGCACCAGCGCGTACTCGCACGAAGCTGAAGATCGCTGCAAAGCGCAAGAAGATTGTTCGAATCCTGAAGTCGAAGCGTACTCGTCGCAAGCCGATATCAAAGCGTCTTGCGACGAGAACGCTTCGCGTTTCAGGCAAGTGACATTCGACTATCCACACCTAAGAACTTCGGACTACAATGGCCAACGGTGGTATGACACCCCGTATGGCCATTACCCGTCTATCACGACAGTTCTTGGCGTAACCGAGAGCGAGGAGCGCAAGGCATCGCTTCAAGCTTGGCGCGACGGTGTTGGTCATGAGGAGGCCGACCGAATCACGCGCGAGGCAGCCGACAGAGGGACTGTCGTTCACCTTCTCTGTGAGCGCTTCCTGAAGGGTGAGCCTCTCGCTGCGCCTATTGATGGAAAGCCGGTCACCGAAGAGGAGCTTGGCACCTTCAACAGCATCAAGCTAAAGGTCGCTAAGATTGAAGAGGTGTGGGGACAGGAGGTTGCGCTCTACTCAACGTCGCTTGAGCTGGCAGGAAGGTGCGACCTCATCGCCGTCTACAAGGGCCGGCCAGTCATCATCGACTTCAAGACGTCTCGCAAGCTCAAGACCTACGATGACATCGAGAACTACAAGCTTCAGCTTACGTTCTACGGCACTGCGCACAATGAGATGTTTGGCACCGACATTCAAGAAGGCGTCATCATCATGTCGGCGGGAACTGGCTTTCCAATGGAGTTCGTCGTGCAGTTTGATGAGCAGCTGCCCGAGCTCAAGCGACGGGCAGCGGAGTTCTGGCAGATGGCGATAAATAGTGCTGTATGACACAGGAGCTATCATGTCAGAAAAAGTAACAGAAATGAACCTTCCAGTTATCTCAGTGCCAATGGCAGGTGAAGTGCAGTCTGATGCACCACCGCCAGCTGAGATGGCGTATGACGACGCAACCGACTCAGTCGTTGTTGGTTCACCAACAAGCGAGTACGCTCCAAGTCAGGTGACTGTCTACGCACAGTCAATCACACCTAATGCCTACACTGCAGAGTCAGTTGTCGCAACCTTCGACGTTGTCTTCTCTGTTGGCATCATGTGTGAGGACGGCACCAGCAAGACCTATCAAGTCGTGAAGCGCATCGGCATCGACAAGTGCAAGCTTGCAGATGAAGCCATGCGCACCACACCAGTGTCAATCGTTGAAAGCAAGAAGGAAGAAGCCAAGGCAACCGCTAAGCGCTTCCGCATTCTTGCAGGACTGGAGTAAACCATGGCACAGGTAGTCATCTTTGCACCGGAAGGTGAAGACGTTTCCGCTGGTGAGCAGGCGCTCAAGGACGCAGGTCACGACGTAGAGGTTGTTGAGGCAACTGCTGAGAACCTTCTTCACATGGCAATCGGCATGATTGAGCACCACAAGGGAAAGAAGGACGAGGAAGAAGAGAAGGAAGCACCGGCAGAGGAAGAGCCTGCAGCTGAAGAGCCAAGCGAGGAGCCTGCAGCTGAAGAGCCTGCGGAAGAAGATCCTCTCAAGCAGGAAAGCCTTGGTAAGTGCCTCATCGACGATGACAGCATCGAGGTCGTGCGCGGCAAGGTTACCCGCCTCTTCGTGTCTGAGATGCAGCGCGGTGAGAAGACGACCTTTCGCCTCAATGAGAGCATCGCTTCAACTTGGGGCAAGAGCTACAGCTTCTTCTTGACCACCCCAAGCGGCCACGTAGATGGCATGGAAGTCCCTGTTTACAAGTCAAAGTTTGGAAAAACATACCTCGAAGTTAGCGACGCTGACGCCCGCTTCTTCTAATACACCATATGATCAAGAGCCCGTTCTTCGTTATTGAAGATGCAGTTTCTCCTGCAAAGTGCGACGTAATCACCAAGCAGCTTGGCATCTCAGTGCCATCAAAGGACGAGGCCGGCTACCCGCTCAAGCACGAGTGCTTCATCACAGATGCTGAGCTTGTTGGCTACCTGCAGGAAGCCATTATGCCGAGCGTTGGTGACATGGAATCCCGCTACGGTGGTGCCATCAAGACATTTGAGACGCCGCTCTTTCGCCAGTACTTCGAAAATCCATCTCGGCCCTGTGAGCTTCACGGCTGTGAGAACGCCAAGTTCCTTCGCAAGAAGTGGGTGAAGGTCAAGGACGTGGACCTTGTTGGCTACCTGTGGTTGAAGGACTTCAACAGCGGCGTACCTCTTGACCCACGCTTTGAGGTCTACGGCGGTAAGCTCGAGTTTCCTGCATATGACTTCAGCCTGGTACCATCGCGTGGTACCATGGTGTTCTTTCCTGCAGGCCCACACTTCATCACCGCAATCTCACCGGTGCTGGTCGGTTCACTTGAGGTCGTGAAGATCTCAATCAAGCTGCACGTACAGGATGGCTTCTGGGAATACAAGCCGGAGCTCTTCCCTGGCGACTACATGCAGTGGTTCCATTCAGAGGAAGCTCAGTAAGCTTTCCAGCTACCGTTTACAACATCGTCTCCGACCCACTCATAGACAATGTTGACTTCACGAAGCTCACCGTTCTGTGCTTCACCGTAGTTGACGTGCACAAGTGACCGAGTAGGTCCAGTGCTTTCGTTGTTGGGTGAGGCTGGTAGACCATCGCCTCCGGCCAGAAATGTCTCACTGAACGGTGTCAGAAACGCGGCATCTGAACCTGTGTCCTGCACATCCTCTGGGTTGAGATTGGGTGTAGTTCCACCCATGCCATCATCAATAGGTCCAGAGCGAGGTAGCATCTCCACCCACGGGTTGTCAGCATTCACCTTGGTGCGCAGGTCCTCGATGTCCCAGCCATACTCGTATGTGCCTGGAGTGTCAGTCACTTCCTTGGAAATAGCCTTCAAACGATACACCCGGTAGCGCGGGGTGATGAGAATCTCATCTGTCGGTGTGAAAACCGACTGCTCTGGGGTGAGCTTCGCTGAAAGTAAGCTGGGTGCATTGAAAAGACGAGAGAATGAGAAGTTGCCGAGCTGGGTAACAACTGGTGCGTCGGGCGCTATTTTGAAGCTAATGCTATATTTCGCCGCGCGCGCTTGTGCTTGGTCCAGCTCATCGATCTTTACGTACTCATTCGCCTTCAGCTTGTGCTGGAGAAGAACGGCCTTTGCTGGACCTGCGACGTTTTCATCAAAGCTCAGGTTGTGATTCGTGATGATGCAGACCCCATCTGCATCAGAGTTGACAGAAGGATCAAGACCTGTTCCCACAGGTTGAACGAATTCCACTACCTCGATGGATATGCGGTTCTGTTGAAGCCCTACATCTCGTGAGCGGAAGTAGGTCCCACCTGCGAACAGCCGCCCCCGTCTTGAAGAGCATGTACGTAGCTGCGCCTCTGCAAGTGGACGTGCAGGCGGTCGGTAGCTGTATGCCGGCATTACACCACTTGGCATGTCACTCCTCGAAGGATACTGTCGAGGCCCCCGTCACCGCAACCCCGTCATGGCTCTTCTTCTTGTGCTTGTGACGCTTGATCTTCGTCTTGTCCTTCAGGGCCACAGGTTGATTGTTGACGAAGACG